GTGTTGACCATGTATCATCAAGCGAGGCGAACATAACGCTTGTGTTCAATCTAATACCTCTGGATCATGTAAGAACTTTTGCGGTACGGCGTAGCAAGGAACGGGCATGCTCGTATCCCAAAACTGGTCTTGCAAGCCTTCCCAGCCCCATAGCCAGCCGACAATCAGCGCGGTATAGTGACCGTCAATAGTGACAAAGAAGTAGCGCCTATCGGGCGCGTCGTCCTTCTGAAAGAGTAGCTTGCCATGGGCATAGGCAGTAGAGCGAACCTCATGTCCACCCACATCGCCCTTCTTGCGGTCCTTAAATAGCGTGGTAGGAAACTTATCCATCCAGCGCGCAACTGCTAGCTCTGCTAGTACGCCACCAATCTCACGGGCGATAGCTTCTGGCCATGTCTTGCTGACCTTGGACATTTCTGCACCGTTGTCACGGTTAAAGTTGTAACGCTCAACAGCCTCAATGGTTGCGTAGGTTACATCACCAACACTCAGACCAACTTTTACCAGCGCCATGTTTTCTTATTCACGGTGAAAGATTTGTTAATGATCGGCACAAGCTGCGGGGTAACTGTCTTGCCGTCGACATGCAAGATAGCAAAGCCTTGCTGCCACGTGAACAAACCTGCTCGGATATAACGAGCATGCTTTAAGTTCATAAGGTGACCAACTTCCAAACCCCAAACAGTTTTTCCTTTACCAGCCCAACTCTGCGTCCAATGGGTAAGTCCCATTCGGTGCGTATGTCCGCAGACAACACTAACGCCTGCTCTCTTTGCAAGTCCAAGTGCAGTTGCTCCAGCAGTAGGCTGGATGTTGCCTTCATCTCCATGGACAAGTATCCAATTAGGCGCAAGTTCGTAGGGTTGATGGTGATATGTAATTCCAAGGTCGTCAAGCTTGAGAAACTTCTCAATCTCCAACTCAGGTAAGCCGAGCAGTCCTGGGGCTTTAGATTTAAGCTTGTTATACAGTCTGTCACTGTGGTTTGACCTGCTGATATGCTTGATATTAAGTGACTCAAGTAGTCGGACGGTAATATCTCGGTGCTTTCCAATGTCATACTTCCACTCTCCGCCTGATCCTTCTTCCCATCGGCTGATTTGGGGAAAGTCAATCTCATCTCCAACGCTTACTACTTCATCTGGCTTGTATGCCTTAATGAACTTGGCGAGCGCCGTGGTGGCTTGCTCGTCATGGTATGGAGCTTGCAGGTCGCTAACGACCACTATAGTTTTCACTCAGGCCAAGTCCCGTCCAACACCATTAAAGCAATGGCGCTATAGTTGAGCATATCTAGGAAGCTATCGCGTAGCGATTCGTTCTTTGCATCTTTGCCTGTATCGACAAGGTTGTTGATACGAGCAAACTTATCCCACATACGCACACGCAGTCCGTTGAGTGGACCGCCAGGTGACTGAGAGATATTCTTAGGACCGTAATCGTGGTGCTTCTTGAGAAGCAGGTTGCCAGCGCCATCAAAGATGGCCCACATGTTCACGCTAAAATCNTCTACTGGTTCTTCANNTAGCTGGATTTTCTCGGTCATTCAACCTACCCCTTTTCATGGTCTTCTCGCCTTTGTATATATAATTATCTGTATTAGGATCTAAATCATAGCACACATATGTGATAGAAGTATCATCATATGAGATGGGCGATTCGATTTGGTCTAAGACCCAGAAGGCTAGCGATACTCGTCCGCCGTCAAGCGGACCGCCGATAAATTCTTTCACGACTCTTGGGTGTAGATAATCGCAGGCTCGGAAGTATTGTGATCGTACTGGCTGGCTATCTTGATAGCAGCTTTAATCTGCGCCACTGCTTCGTCAGCAGTCTTGGGTACGCCGTATGCAGAGAGCGCGCCTATGGCATAGGCAGCGCCAGAGCCAGCAGCATAGATGTTGCGCTTGTCTCTAGCCCATGTCCAGTCATCACCAATGGCATAGATAGTAGAGCTAAGCGAGACGAGAATAGTGTTGCCTATATCTTTGTCTGGCGTGTAGCCAACATCTTCGTATTCAGCTTTCCACATGGGGATTAGCTCAGTAGTAAAGAACTTATCTAGTGCGTCCACGCTTGCATCGGTAGGCGGCTTAGGAAACGCAAAAGAATGTTGCATAATCTGCGCTGTACGAAAGTCACCAGCGACAGCCAGGATGTACCCACTTTTTCTAAAAATTTTTCCAGCATTTTTGGGCAGGTCTACTATAGCGCCGTCGTCAATGACGCGGCTGTCAGCACCAATGACAGACCAGCCGTTGCCCTGTACCCCTGCAAGAGTTGTCATGCGGCAATTCTATCATAGAACCAGTCCACACCATTGGCTAGATACAGATCATTCACGTCCTGATTGCCTGGCAGGTGAACTACGGTGGCTGTATTCAAATCTTCCTTGATCCGCTTGGCTAGCTCCTGGCCAGGGTTACGACCATCTTCCTTTATATCGTTATCAGCGAATATAAGTATTCTTTTATACGACTCAAATAGCTTTGGAAAGTGCTGCTTCCACTGAGAAACGCCAGCAACCCCAACAGCAGGTATGCCGACAAGACCACTAAGCACAACCGTGTCAAGCTCACCCTCGCAGATTGCGATTGTCTCTGACCTTTGGTGTAAATCCATGACATTGAATAGTCCTATCTTCTGCCCAGTGGGCCATAGATACTTAGGCGTACCGTCATCTAGTCGTCGGAACTTAATGCCGACCACACCAGCAGGAGTACGGTAAGGGATGCTAAGCATGCCGACAGCCATCTCATGTCCAGCGCTAGGCTCCACGACGCTTCCAAGCTGGAAGGTACTTGCCACCTCTGGAGTTATTCCCCGCGCTTGAAGGTAAGCCAATGCCTGATCGTTTATGTTGTGTGCGTACCGTTGCGCTGCTTCCGTTAGCAAGGCTCTCTGCTCTGCGTTTAACATCACCAAACTCCTTTAAGTTCTCTTTACGTGCGACCAAATCATACACGTCTCCGAGCAGTTGGCACACTAGACAGTTGTACTTTTGCTCATCTAAGTTGTAAGCCGCGCTTGCGTGGCTGTCATCATGCACCACGCACTTGCATGGCACCCATCCATAACGATCCGATACTGATACACCGTAAGACTCAAGCACTGCTGCAAGGTCAGGCTTACTCGTCATGTATCTTTGCCCACTGGTCCAAGGTCTGCACNACCCATGCTTGGTCAATGCCTGCCATGCGGCGCTTGACGATGACATAGGANGGTGGCACATCTTCTAGTCCTCTAGCCTTTGCATANTTCTGCGCTTCAACCGTAGCCTCACGCCAGAACTGGGGAAGATNCATCTTAGCCGTTGCCTTTAACTCAAACACGTAGGGCTTACCAGCGACGATAAGAACAAGGTCACCCTCGTCATTAGCGCCTGCCCTGGCAAGCCTTTCCGTGATTGCCTTCGGTAGTCTTCCCCTAAACCACCGAAGAACATCTGTCTCAAACTGAGAGCCTTTGCGCTTACCGTATGTACTCATAGTCCTAGTATCTCACATAAGTCAGAGGCGTTGTGTTTCATAAGGAAACGACGCGCCAATGACATTTCCTCTGGGGTGTTGTCCACTAGGACAATATGTTCTGCCGTGACAAAATAATCTTCCTTACTGGCCATACGCGTACCCAATCTGCTCTGTTGATCTGTAGTTATATACAAGCATGCGGGAAGCATCTGTCCATAAGGATACATACTGAGCGCCACTGGCACTGTTCTTAGCAAAGCGGTTCTTAACAGCCGCAATTCTAAACTCACCTGTATAGGGCAGAAGGGCTACGGTAATAATCATCTCAGGCAACTGAGAGATTTTACCTTGGATGGACTTGCGACTCGGTGGCATATCTGCCTGACCTTCACCTTCGCTGGTGTGGTGTAGCAAAAATACCGCTGCCTCTGTCTCTCTAGCAATGTGGTGCATTGCCTTAGCTATCTCACGCAGACCAGACCATTCGTTTTCGTGCATAGACACAACGTTCATGGCATTGTCCACTATGAGCAGGTGGGGATACTCACCGTATGCCTCAGCATACGCGTCAATGGCTAGATAAATTTCGTCCANAGTAGGTGACGGTGCAAAGTCAAACTGAAGGTGGCTAATGCTATNCAGTTGATCCGAATAGAACTGAGTGCCTTCTTCAGTGGCAAAGCCTTCTTCCACCGTTGATACTCTGTGACCGCTAATCATAGCGGCAGCGCGAATCGCAGTCGTGTAAGCATCAGTATCAGCGCTGATATACAGCGTTGGTACTTTCATGTGAACGGCAAAGTGCAATGCCAACAATGACTTACCAGCGTTAGGAGCGCCAGCAATCATTGTCAACTGCCCCCGCCTGAACCTAATCCCTTCGTTCTGAAGCGTTGGGAATAGGTCAGGCAAGATAGCATGGTCATTGGTTGACTTAGCCGCTGCTTGCGACAGCGATAGCATTAACTATGCAGACTTAGTACGGCACTGGTTGGCGCGGTCAGGGCTGGTGCAAGAGTAGAAAGCGTTGTATGGCTTTCCTGTCTTAGATGACACGCCACCCTGCACGAACTTCATTGGTCCGTGAACGCAGGTTGGTGTTGATCCTGCAATCTGTGGCTGAGCAGGTGCTGCCGCCACTGGTGCTGGTGCAGACTTAGCTGCCCACACTGGCTCGTCTGATGCTACTGGTGTAGCACCAAGACCAACGACTGCATTGCGCACACCATTGGCATTAGCCAATGAGCCAGAGACTGCTGCGATTTGTGCAGCAGAGTCTTGAATGTTTGCCAGCGCTGCATCTAGTTCAGCCGCATCGTCAGCATAGATGTTGATAAGCGTTCCGTCAGCCAACTTAAAGTTGACCTGGAACTTGGTGTTGTTTTGTGCTGCCATGTTCTTTCTCCTTATTTTGCTTTAGCTAGTGGGTCAAAATCTTTGGCCAATGGGCCACCGACGGCGTAACAATAGTCCTTTACGCCACACGTGCGACACGACATGCCGACATTAGGTAAAAAAATTTCTGCCTGTAAGCCGCGTTCAAACTGGGCAAACATCTCCGTTAATACAGGAATGGTCCAGCGCTCAATACCTGCCGATGGTTCCAAGCATGCGCCACGTGCGTCATAGTATGCACCGTAGAGTGGGCGTACACCATAGAGCATCTCAATGCAGGACGCGTACACGCCAAGCTGCAAGGATGAGTCAGGTGTGCTGGAGCCAGTCTTTAGATCCACGACAGTGAGTGAGCCATCGAAGTTCTCTAACACCATATCGGCAAAGCCTTTAATCTTTACATCGCCAAAGGCAACCTCAAAGGGAAGTTCTACCCCTGGCTTACCGTCAGGTGCAATCCAAATCTTCCACTTGTTGTTCACAAAGGACGATACAAAATCCTGGAGCATCTTGTAGCCGTTCTCATCCCACCAAGCTTTATCTTCCTTGTTGGGGTTGGCTACAGTCTTGCGACCACCAGTGCGCCAGTCGTTTGGATTGGTGCCAGTCTTGCGTTCTACATCACCAATCTGGTCAAGGAACGCTGTATCCCATAGGGCTTTTAGGTCAAGACTCACTGGGCACTTCTTCTCCGAGAATAATTTTCTTTGCTTCTAGCAAGCCATCACGACGGCCCTGTGCCTTCTCGGATGTATCTTCAACGTTATCGTTGAACGCAATCATAATGCGACGAGCAAGCTCTTTGCGCATGACAATTTCTGTTTCGACAAAAGCTTTCTGGAAAGCTTCCTGGCTAATTACCTTTGCTCGTCTAGCACTCATCGTCTTCGATCCATCCATCCCATTGTAGTTCTACTGAGTCAACTGTTTTCATAGACTGAGCCATTGCCCAGACGCTAAGCTTGTACATAAAACTGCCGTACCATGTTCTAATCATTACTCTCCCCATTCTGGATAAGGCGCTTGTGCGAGGCTGGAGCATAACACACATTGCATATCTGTAAAGTACATGCCAATGGTGTTGTCGTCATCGAACTTGACTTTGAGGTGCCATGTGTCAGACCCGCATGGGCAGACACGGATAGGTCCTAAGCTAGTGTAGTCAGCCTTCTCGCCATGAATGACGACAAGGTCCTTAATTGGCTTAGGCTCTTTCTTCGCCATTGTTTTCCAACGTAGCTAGTAGGTACTTCTCCACTGCTTCGTGGAACGCAGAGCCGCCGACAAACCACCAGGCAGGATCGCCTTGGATAGCTTGACCGCGTTCTAGTTGCCAGGCTTTGCCGCAGCGCAGCCATGAGGTGAACGAGCTAAATGAACGGTGCCCAATGAGGGGCGTATCTGATTTATTCATGGCTGAAGTGTAGCACCCGCGACTGACATTTCCCCATGCCTGCAAGGCGACACGCCCTATGAGGATACAAATTGACGGAAAAAATTTCCTATGGTTATACTATGAGCGTAGCGAATTACATAAATAGATACGGCGCTTCCAGCGCCTATATATAATATATAATATATATAATAATCAATTGATAATTCTGTAAAATGGCATAAAAAAATAACCCCCCGCTGTTAAGCGAGGGGCATTTTCTACACGCTAGCCGTTTGGCCTATCCTTGCGGATTACACAGGGACGGTTCAAGCGCGATATTACTTAGCTGGTGGCGTTGGTGCCGCAGCCGCTGTCTTGAAATGGTTATATGCACCAACGGCGACAGGTCCGAGAACTGCTACAACAGCAGCCCAGGCTACAGCCTTGAGGTGATGGTTACCAGTCTGCCAGATAGATACGCCAGCAACAAGAAGTGCGGCAAGGTAATGCTCTACGATAGCTTTGTTGAACTTCATAATTCTCCCTATAGTGAGATGCTGGATTGTCCCAGCCCTACTACGGTACCATAGCTACGGCTTTTAAGTACGCATCCCAGGGAAAATTTGCGCCTGGATCGCTATGTCCGCCAGCTATTTTCTTGGCAAGGGTAATGTCGTTATGTCCGCAAAAACCCGCTTTACCAGCCATTACATCCTCTGGTGATAGCTTCACTAGGGGGATGTGGTTACGACGGGCTATATCGGCCGCTAGGGCCGCAGAAACGTGTAGTTCTGCGATGCTGTAGCCATCGCCCCATTGGGCTGGAGTTTGAGCCGCAGAGCCTGCATGCTCAATAGAAATAGACTCTTGGTTTAGAGCGTAGTCATCGACAGCCCATGCCGTATCTGTCTCTAGAACAGACTGGATAACCTGCTTGTCGTCACACATATA